TTCAATAAATTCGGCGGGACGGGTTCTGGTAATCTCTTCAGCCATTAAACGGTTGCCTCCATTTGGCTTTGTAGATCATATAAAGCTCGAGCCCCTGCCCTTGGGTCTGCTCGTCCGGTTAAGGCTTTACCTATACCAGCTACTGCTCTATCATTTAATACGAATTCATCTTTACCAACCATAGCTGGTACATCATCGGCTCTTGGTTCAGTACCAAGTTCTATAAAACCTCCGGGTCTTAAATCCATTTGCATACCTGGTGGCACATTCGGTGCAATAGGATCGCCTTGTGGAGTTTGTCTACCACTACCATAATTAAAATTAGGTCGGTCCATCATATTCATAGAACCACCACTAGCTCTATTTAAACGCATTCTTTCTTCCAATTCCATAAAATTTTCATTACCTCTAGGCATACCAAAGTTGTTTGCTGGATCGTATCCTGCTCTTACTGCGGCGCTGTAATCCATTGGACCTTCAGGCGTGTTTACTATCACAGTTGGAAATGGACCCATTCGTGGATCAATTTCTCCAGGATCAAACCCAGGATCCCCTACCATAGGTGGCCGAATAATTGGTAAGTCTATACCTTGATTAGCTCCTGGTAAGTTTTGTAATCCACTTGAAAAAGATGGTGGTAAAATACCTTCATTTATAAGTTTTGGTATACGTTCTTTGTCAATTTTTTTTGATCCATCACGATTTAAAATACCTTCACCTATAAGTTTATCTTTTATTGTAGGATCACTCAAAATTTTTCCTATATAACCCCCCACAGAATAACCCATACGTGGATTCATTATACCGCCCATAGCTCTACCTGGACGTGCGTAGACGCCTAAATTATTATAATAGTCTTGTATCATTTGTTGTTTTTTTGCATTTTCTTCTGCAAAGAAAGCATTTCGTTCATCAACTATTTGCGCTTCGGATTTTCTAATGTCATCATTTAAACGCTCAGTATGTAAATTACTTATTTCTTTATCTAATAATTTTTCCATTAAACTTGGCATACCCATGTTTTCTGAGTCCCTGCTTCTGTCTGCAGTTCGTTTACGCATGTCAATAATCTCATTTAGTTTAGTTTCTAGTTTTTCTATCTTTTCGCTTTTATATCTGTTCTCATTTATATAACTACCAACTTGTGTTTCTGGGTATTCGTCATAAAAAGCATTCATGTTTAAACCTATATTGTCTATAGAATCTAGTGCGCCAGGCTTTCCAGGAGGCATAGAAGTGCCGTTAGCAAAACCTACACGGCCACCGTTAGCTAAACTAGGATTTTTTAGATCACTATTATAGTAATCCATGAATGAATTAAAATCTTCTTCACTAGCATCTGGGTTAGAACCAAAGTAATAATTACGTGCATAACCTAAAGACTCTTCATAGCTTAGACCTTGTTGTCTAGCTATCTCTGCAGCATTTGCAGCTAGTTCTCGATTTAATCTTTCCACTTCGTTATAACCAAGTTTTGGTGCTGCTTCCACACCAATGGTAGAAGCACTTGCTAGAGAAATAGGGTTGTCAAGAGGAGCTCTAGCAAATGTTCTAGCTCCTTCCATTATTTTTTGTCCGGTGCCTAAATCTTTAAAAGCAGCTTTATACGCATCGCCTGATTTTAATATTTTTTCAGCAGGTGCAAAACTACTACCACCAGCTGTTTGTGGACCTGTTAAAGCTCTTCCTTTTGGTCCATCTGTCATTAAAGAAGCATCAGGAGTCATTCCTCTAGCTGCACCCATAATACCTGAGAACAAAGATGATTCTAATCGAGTTCGATCACTAGTTAATTCTTGAGTTGCAGCATCAGCAAGAAACGCGCCTATACCACCACCTAACGCGCCACCACCAAACATACCAGCCAACATCGGGCCACCATATATAGAAGCGAGCGCCGGTAAGAACGGTGCTATCTCTTTAGGTATTGCCTTCTTAATTTTCTTTTTAACTTTACTAAAAAATCCCATGGATAACCTTATACAATATAATATTAAGCAAGGTGCCTAGGCTTGAGTGAAGACGATTACTGAATTTACTATGTTTTAACATAAATTACAAGTCCGATTCTGCACCTATTGCTGGCATTTTTGCTACTTTTACAAACACACTGCGTGACAGGTGTTCTTGTTTAGTCTCTGTTTCTGGGTTGTCAACATCAGCTTGACCATGGTCATCTGACTCATATTCTTGTCCAGTTACAGTGTTCTTTAACAATACCTCAGCATCAACTTTAACTTCAGCTACTTTTTTATCGCCTTCGTATAAATAGCCTATTGATCCTGGTTCTTTAAATGTTGGCATATGACCTCCTTAGTCTCTGCTTATTTCTAAAAATGATAGTATAACGTGTAAATCATTAGCATTCTCTGCCGTTACTTTAATGATTTCACTTTCATCTACTATCAAGGGTTGGGTTAATAATTCTGTTGTAGTTTTAGCCGCTACATCTTTTTGTTTAAATAAACTAAATACTGCACCAGCAGCATTAGTTAAGGTTACGGTAAGTTCACACGCGTTGCTTGCATCATCATTCGATACTAAAAAAGATTTTACTACAGATACTGTTTCTGCCGGCACTGTATAGAGTGAAGTAGCGTCTGTGGACGTTAAATCTACTTTTACATTTTTATATCTATTAGCCATTTAACTTAAAAACCAGGTTAATTGTTCTTGTTCTTCTTTTAACGATTGTTGAAACGTAGAATTTAATTGATCCACGACTCCAGTCAATGCTCGATTAATTTGTCTTTGTGTACTTATTTCATACTCTGCTTTTGGTTCTGGTATTCTAATTATAATTTTACTCATTACCTAGCTCCGTCCGGTTTAACATCTAAAGATAATGTTCCATAACGCCAACTTTGTGCAATATCATTATTTTCAATTTTAATGTTTACGTAACGACCACGAGCTCTAGTATTTATTTTATCAGTGCTGGCACTAATTGTAAACGGACTATAGCTAGAAGTTGTTTCTGTTTCTGCAGGGTATCTTTTTAAAGCTAGGTTTACATCAGCCGTGCCTACCAAAGTTTTAAAATCCGGTATAAACCTACTTACTGATACAAAAAGATCTCCTTCGCCGCTTTGACCTTGTAAGTCAAAATCATATGATTGTATATAAGAAGACACTGTAGTTACAGTACCATCTTCGTTAGTTTGATCAGTGCCTACTTCATGTTGGAAATATTGTGTTTTACCTAAACCATCTTCACCTAGCAGCACTGGAAACGTTCCAGTTAAAGTACTATCAAATTTAGTTGCATGTGGTTTAGTATACACATTAGCATCCATCCAAGAAGTTCTAGCTTCATTTGATATATACCAAATACCACCAGGTACTTGCGCTGATTCAGCATAATTATAAGTTACCGCTTTATTATTAAAATCACTATCTGCTGGGTAAAACCAAGTTATTTCAGAATATAAATTATTTAAACCAGCCGTAATCTGTTGACCTTTAGTAGTATCTACATTGTCATAGACCTCATCTTCAACCGAACAAGGTAGTGTTTTAACTGTACCATCATAAAGTAAAAAACCTTTTGTACTCATCCAATAGGCAATACCATCTACTTCAACTGCTGCGGTGCTACCAACCAAACCACAGTTCGTACCAACTTGTTCTATACCAAAAATAAAAGGTGCACCAACAAATTTCATAGAATACAATGCATTATCAGTCCAAATTAAAATAGCTTCTTTAGTTTTTAGAGCACCTATAATTTTAGTACCATCTTGGATACGCAACGTACCGGCAGTATTAGTAGAAGTAGGAACATATGTGTTTATGTCTTCACTACCAGAAAAACGTATAAACATATCATCTTGACTAGCGGTTGTACCAATAGTTGTTTCCGTACCTAAATGAATTAAGTGACGGGTTGTTGGTGAAATAAGCGTGAGCCTCGATGCAGTAGGATTGTTGCTAGTTTCAAAACCTGATGTTGCTAAAGACGCTCTTACTGTTAAAGGTGTCGTTGCTCCCGCATTCCAAGTAAAAGTTTTACCATTTTTTACCGTAGCAACTAACACTTGACCAAAATTATCTAAAGACCATTTACCTGGTTCTAGGTCTACTTGGTTTGCAGGGACTGCTGTACCCCAAGCAGTAAAATCAGTAGCATTAGTAACTGCTGTATTATCGTTATGTGCTGATCGCGTCGAGCCTAATGCACCACGTACACAACCGGTTAAAGTATTGGTAGATTTACCAGTAAAAGTTATAAGTTCGGTACCACCAACTAAGATTGTACCTGCAGAAGGAAACCCAGTGCCGCTAGTTAAAACTACACTAGTTCCTGAACCACCGGTACCATTAGCATTGTCTGATAATGAACCATCTAGGGTTGTAGTCGCTGCAGAAGAAACTGATCCATCCCAAGTAGACACACCCCAACCATAACCATAAGTTTGTATTTGTGGACCAATTACAAAATAAAACTCAACCGTAGTTGAACCACCAGTTGAGATAGTCGCTGTCGCTGCAGCTGAAGAAGTAATAGTAAAAGTAGTAGTACTAGGTACAGTATTTATCATAAACTTTTTATTTTCAAAATTAGCATTACTAAGACCAGTGCCACTTGGTAGTGTTACTGAATCTAGTTCTATAATATCACCAACTGCAGCACCATGTGCTGAACCAGTAGTAATAGTTATTGCGGTTGAAGTATTTACTGTTGCTAGTGTAGCGCTAGTTTGTTGACGGGTGCTGTCATAAGGACTAATGTCATATAATTGTCCTTCAAAATATAATAATAAAAATTTATCAGTACCTAAAGCAATGTATTTATTACCATCAGTATCTACAAAAGAATGTTGGTTTCTAACTACACCTACAATGCTTTCATTTACTAGCGATGACCAACCACCAACTTTTTCTGGCAGACCATATCTAAAGCGCACATTGTCACTATCTATCCAACGGTTCTCAGCACCTTTGGTAGTGTTCTGTTTATCTATTCCTGGTAAAATTTTAAAGTCAAGGAGAGCCATCTATAACGCCTTAATCTTTCTTAGTTTTAAAAATCCAACCTTTAGTGGCATTTGCGTAAACCAATGTAAAAGATTCACCATTTTCATTAACCACTAAATCACTGGTTGCCCCATTAATAGGTTCACTATTTCTACCTATGGTTAAATTGTTTGAGTTAAAATTTAATTTTGAATCTATAAAATGTACTTCGTTGCCAACAGCAGGACTTGCTGGTAATGTTATAGTTACAGCAGTTGATGAAGTATCAACAAATATTTGATCACCATTTACAGCAGTGTACGCTGTCGTAGTAGTTTTATAACCTTTTTCTACTAAAGCATTAACAATGTTAGTGCCATCAGAATATAATACAGAAGTAGAGCCAACCGGTAAAGTAACCCCGCTGCCCGATGCTGTCTTAAATGTTAGTGTGTAATGACTCGAAGATCTATCGGTCGCATCAATTACTATATATGCTTTTTCTATTGAATCTGGAACCGTTACATTTCTGTTAGCGGCTAAAGTACCGGTAAGTTTGATTACAAAATTACGGCCGTTAGAAGAAGCACCATCTGCTATAGTAGTAACTATATCAGCATTAGTAACCGCTATTGAAATATAACCGCCTACTGCTTCTTGGATTAGATCTAAATTAGTATTAGTAACGGTACCCCATAAACCAGCTTTTTCGCCAGTTACCATTTTTTCTAGTTTTAGTGATGTTGAATATGATGATGCCATAATTACTTATATCCTATGCTGCTATTTCTGTCCATGTGTTAGTTGCACCTGGTATTATATCATTCCATGTAATAACTCCGGCACTTGTAGTGGTTATAGTAAGGCCAGAACCTGTTGGCACTACTTTAGCTTTTGCCACAATAGTAACTGTGCCTGAGCCAACTGTGCCCATTAAACTACCAGTTACTGCAACATCAGCATTTGCTTTTGCAACTGCGGTACCAGAAGATAAAGTTACACCACTTCCAGTAACAGCAAAATTAGCGTCAGCTGTAACAACTACATCACCAATTGCTGCGGTTATGGAACTACCCGTAAGAGTAAACACTGCTCCGGCAGTTATTGTTGCTGAGGCACTTGCAGAAGTAACTTGGTTACCTCCAACTACTACATCAACAAAACCTTTAATACTTGTATTACCAACAGATGCAGTTAAAGCATTACCGGTAACAACCACATAACTTTCGGTATCGCCGGCGGCGCCAAAACTTAAGTCAGCAAAAGATGAAAAGCCAAGAGCCATAGTTTATCCTTAGTGTTTAGCTATCGCTTAATGTGTTTACATCAAAACTACTATCAGTAGTTTCAACTACTGCGTCAGCAGTCCAAACTGTGTACTTCTTATTGTACATATCATCCCAATGTGCAACGTCAAATAAGCCAAGTATCTCAGCTTTGGTATAACTACCAGGTGCTTTTGATGGCTCGTCTATTTTAACATTACCACTGAATGTGTGTGGATGTGAACCTTTGGTGTACTTATATTGTACCGACCATTCAATCACATTCCCGTCAGCATTTTTTTTAGGGATTGCTGATACCCATGCTTTGGTTGCGTCAGATGCGTGTGACATATTATTCTCCTTTTAGAACTTTGATTTCTGCAGAAAGTTCTTTCACTGCATTTATTAAAACAGGTATTAGTCTTTGATAAGTCAAACCATAATTACCATCTTCTCCCTTACTAGTTATAAGAGCAGTTTCATCTTCTACTTTATAATTATAAGTTCTTTCTAGTGTC